CCCCCACCGACCACGTACAGTACTCCATGTAGCCTCCCCCGCAACCACCGCATAGAGACACCCGGCCAACCGGATGCCACTGCCGAATCTCCGATTGCCGTGGTCCAACGAAGCCAGACATTGAGTTCACGTAACCGAAGGTGTTACCGCAGCAGGAGCAGCGAGCCGTCGGACAGCGGTACCGGCCCCGGCTTTCGTGTTTGGTAACGCCGTGCTTGCATTTCATCGCTTGCTGGACTCCTCTAGCTGGCCCACCCGGCGCTGGAGGTCGCGCAATTGGCTGTCTTGTACAAGAGAGTCAGCGGTAAAGAAAAGGAACGCAACCAAGATTGCGATAAGGACTATTGCTAGCACTATTGATGGCTCCTGATCGTAGCTCGCCTGCTCACTCATTCGAGTTCTCCTGCGGGGCGGTGTGCGATAACTTCCTTGACGACTAGTTCGATAACAAGCCAGCAGAAGAACACGGCCACGGAGATGTTAAGTACTACCCAGATCCATTCACCTCTGGTAACTCGCCACGCCGCAAGGATAGCCTCGGCGGCGGCTATAAACATGCAAATCAACCTCCAGATACGGTCGCTCACCTCTCACCGCCCTCTCCACTGCTCACTCATCTCGTGCTCCGGTCTGCGCGATACTCACCAAGCCAGTATCCAGCCATGCCGATAAATAACCCTGTCGGTACAGAGGTAAATAACGCCACTCGTGGCCCAAACACAACGAACACACCTATCGTTACCGCAACGCTTAATAGTACAGATGCGCCAAGGTAGGCCAAATGAATTCGGCACACAATCTCCCTAAGTAAGTCGCTCACTCCTCCCGTCCTTTCCGATTTAGCTCAGTGGTCATTGCGACACCCCGTTTCGCTTGTCCCTCTGTCGAAGTTCCTGAACCGCTAGATCCATGTACTCATTGGAGCATGCCATCTCCCGCGACACACGTCGCGATCGAAGACTGCGATTATTACCCACTAAACTGGCAATGTTCCATTTTTCGGGGCGGCAGAGTGGACCGTATACCCCTTCCGAAACATAGGCGCTACCATCTTCGGTGATGGATACTAGAGATGCTTGACCACAATATGCTCCCCGTAGATCGAACACGTCGCCCTCTTGCCATTCCAGTATCTCTGGCCAGCGCTCATGTGGAAGACGCTTTTGCGTAATTCCTGCTGCTCTAAACCCCAGCCATTTGAGTACCGCACTCATCCCCGTTTCTCCTGCCGTCGTGGGTCACTGGTCGCCCGCTCCTCTGGTCTCAGGGTAGCGTTCCAACCATGCCCGGAGGTCGGAATCTTTAATCACCACGCGCCTACCCAGCCGCCGAACCGGAATTTCACCAGCGTCGATAACCTTTCTAATGAACCCCGGAGATACACTTAACATTTTAGCGGCTTCTGCTATATTCCATGCTAGTCGAGGAGGCGGGGTCTCAGGTAGTGGTTTGTTTGCCATACCAAGAACGTACTATAGTACTTGGGATACGTCAAGGATAAGCAGGCATTACCGCCACTGCTGGTGTGCGTCAACTGAAGCTCGCGCGGCTGGCTCGGGCGCTAAAGGTAACGGTGGCGGATTTGGCGCTGAAGGTGACAGTCATACAGGTAAGAGAAGCTGAAGGCGGTCCAGTGATTTACGGATAAACACGAATCTCGATTGAGGTTCCCACCATGCGCCCGTCTACAGGCGCGAAACTATCGCTGGTGTCGATAATCTTTAGAATGATGGTGTTCAGGCTGGCGTTAGCGTCGGCAATAGTGCCCAGTTGACTGATGGTGTTGGGGCAAACAAATATCATCGTCTTACCCTCGGTAAACGCTCCGGCCAGCGTAGCGGCGTAGTGACCTTCGGCAGCGCGACTCCAAACGATGCTGCCGATAGTATTTTGCAGCACCGTAGCTACCGGGGCGCTGGTTCCTGACTGGCTCAACAAGGCCGAGTACACCTTGTACGGCAGAGCGCTGGCTGAAGGCTTGAACATTGGCATCAGGTTAACTCCGTCACCAGGGCCGCGCCGGTTGGACCGGTGGCCCAGATACCGTCAACTATTCCCGTGTAACAAGGGGCAGGCATTTCCCAGTAGCCGTCAGCGGGGATTTTGACCGTGTAGTCGGTGGAGGTGGCGGTGGCTCCGTACTTCAGGTACAGGTCTTTATCGGCATCGTTGAAGACAAGTAAAGAGCGGCGCAGGGTGTTGGCGGCTTGCAGGGTGACGTTGGAGTCGTCGGCGGCTACCGAAGCAGTTGTGGCGGAGTCGGCTGGAGCGTCTGTACCGTATGGCGAGTAGATCCCGCTGCCGTGATGCCGATAACGGCACTTCAGCTGAACACTCTTGTCGATAGCCAACTTATCAGCCATCTACCTGTCCTCCCGTGTTTAGCTGCACTTTACCACGAGCGGTGGCGAGAGTCTATGGCCAGGTTCGATTCGATTACGTGTACTCCTGGTAGCTGACACTGTGTGCGGCAGATTCCGGCGGTTCCTTCTTCTTGGGGAAAAACGCCATCACGACACTGTCGCCGTCATCGGTGGAGCGACCGAGGCGTTTGCGAATGTCCTTCTTTGGTTCCACGGTAATCTTACCCGATGATGTGTCCTTGCCTCTGTGCGGGGCGGTCAGGTCGCCGGTAAGGATGTCACAGGGCGGGAGGGCGATGTCGCTGTCGTAGGCCGGGTCGAGGAGTTCGCGCATGTTCCACCAGGCGGCGGAGCGTTTGTTGCTGAACTCCAGTTCTTTGGCGCGGTCCTTAAAGGTGGTGGTCTCCGATGCGTTGAAGGCTTCAATTCGTTTCACGTGAAACATCTCGCGCAACCGGTCCACCGGGCCTGAACCGATGCCGATAACGTCAATCATCGCGTAGGCGCGCACCCAGCGGTCGAGGATGCCTTTGACCCGGCCAACGATGGGCATAGTGTCGGCAACTGAGAGACGGTCGAGTTGGGTGATGGTGGTCCCCTGTCGTCTGGCCAGGCTGGTCTTGTCACCGTTGTCACTACGGCTGACATCGACTCCCAGGGCGGTCAATTCCTCGACAAACGCCTCGCTTACCCATTCCCACGCGGGCCATTCGCATCGTTTCGCCCCGTCAATCCAGTTCCAGTTGGGAGCTTTGAGACGAATCCGCTCACGCCAGCGGTCATTTGCCGCCTCCACCCAGGCAAGGGGGATGACGCAGTCCTCACTGGACTCGCAAAACTCCCCGAGGACGCGGTTCTTAAACACTGCCGAGTTCTCGCCCCATTGCCGCGCCCGCTGGTCCACGTCGCGCTGAGTGATTCGTCCCGCTTTGATACATTCATCTACCGTCACGTGCCTGACCCACCAGTCCTCGTAGCCGGGCTTGCGAGTGTGGATGTCATAGAAGCGGCCCTGCGGTTCGCCGGGAGTGGAGATTGCGAGGGCGTAAGTATCTCCCGTCATCAACGCACCTTCAGCCGCGTCCCAGCGACCGGCGGGAATGGCTTTCGCTTCGTCGAAGATGTAGAGGAGGTGATCGGCGTGCGCGCCTTCAGTCAACTCGTCTTCACTGGAGGCCATTGCAAACGCGCGACCGGACTTCAGGCGCAGCAGCAAGGTCTGCAACTCCAGTTGAGTGAACGCCGATCGTCCCACCTTGTCCCATTTGATGCGCGCCGCCCATTTATGAATCTCCGGCCAGAAAAAGTCGGTGAGTTGACGCCAGGCGGAGGCTGTTGTGGGCACTTTCCAGTCTTCGCCGTCGTAGGTGGTAGCGAAGTGGAGCAGCGAGATGGCGGCGAGGCAGGTTTTACCGAGACCGTGGGGACCACGCACAGCTACGCGGCGTTTTACCGGGATGGCAGCGAGAATCTCCTGCTGGTACTCGGTGAGCGAGTCACCGCGCCAGTCGATACAGTCCATTGCGAAAGCCACCGGGTTGGCGCGATAGGTCTGTTTGAACTGTTCACCGGGTTTGTCCAGCGAGCGCAGGTGCTCCAGCAGTTGTAGTTGCGCCTCGATAGGCCAAGTGCGCCAGTCGGGACCGAGGAGAGGCTGTTTGCGCCGAGTTTTGGTGGTCACTGCCATCAGCAGCTAATCCTCCGGGTAGCCGGAGGCGCATTTCCAGCAGACAATGCGCGAGCCGAGACTGCGCCAGCCGTCACGTTTGCCGAATTCTATCGCCTGCTGCGGATTGAAGCACCGCTCCTGCTCGTTCTCGCAGTCTGAGCATTTGAGAAAATATTCGGTTTCGTCCCAAACGTCGGCTACTTGTAGTTCATAGGCCATCGGTCGGTCAGTTTAACACAGCCGGAGAGTGGAGATTGGTGGTAAAATCCGTAAATGTTCGCAACGTGGGATTGGTTAAGCTTTTTGGTGGGAATGGCCGTGGGCCAACTGCTCGGTGCGGCTATCTTTGCTTTTTCAACCAACTACTATTTACGTCACAGGCAACGAACCATAACCATTCCACTTAACGCCGAGACGGACGATTAAGAGATGACGGCCAAATTAGAAGATCGCGTTCGTGTTAACTGTTCGCAATGCGCTGGAGACTGTGAAGATACCTGTAAAGAGAGCGGCCTGCCCAGTCGCGGCGGATTAATTACAGACCCGCAGCATATAGCGGAAATCCGCGCTCGTATTCCCTTGTTACACGCTCAAAGATTTCAACGACAACAACTTCACGACCTGATTGACGAGGCTGAGAAGGCGGGAGCGTGGTTTTATTCATCGGATACCCGACCGTATCGCCCGCATGGGACATTTGACAGACCCGATCCGTCGGTCGTGCAGGAAGCCATTGAAAGCATAGGTCAGTACGCCGGTCGTTGGCGCTCTCCCGCCCAACTCCGAGAACTTCTATCAGGCAAATATCACCCTGAAGACTTTTATAGCTTCCGCTGGACACTTCGCGATCCTATGGCCCTAATTGGAGAACTACAACAGGCAATTGCGCGAATTGAGAAGATACAAGAAACGGTTATAGAAGTTTCTAGGTCAGCCTACTAACAACTGCTCATGCTGATCATCTGGCCCCTGGTCATCACCATCGAAGACGTATTCGTGCCCGACGCAGCCCCATACGTCGTTGAAGGCGTCGCCGGACTGGACGACCACACCTGCGCGGTGACGATTGCACTGGTGGCCGACGCGGCGGGGTACAGCTTGCAGTGGCAGGTGAACTAATCTGCGAGAAATTCAGATGAATGAAATAAAAATTGAAGGCCGGGAAAAACTCTGGCTCTGGTTCGAACTGTCCTACGCATCGTTTCTAACTCTCCCGCGCGTGCTAATGCACGAAATGCCGGATGAGTGGCAAGGGAAGATGGCCGACCTGCTCAATGAATATAGTGAAGCGTTTCCAAACCAGCCGGACATCGGCAGTCGAGTGCAAATCACTGACATGAGCGGCAAGTTGATTCCATGTCCTGAATGGTTGAAAAACTATCGACATCCAGACCAAAGAGCTGTTGACAATTTACGCAGCTATTCACAGAGTAACTAACAACCACCGTTAAACCTTTTTGCTAAATAAATTAGCCAAATTTTCACGAATCAAACGAGTGCGCCTATTAGTCGGACAAACAAGCGGCCCACTGGGCGGGGTACGAATGCCTGAAGCAACGTTTATAATCCCCGACGGCCACCGCTGATCGTTAGCAGCAGCTACTGATGAAACTGGAAGTACTCTATTAGCTTGAGGTGTGCGACAGTACCGGGTTTGCGGGTTCAAATCCCGCCGCTGCCTGACAGACGCAGTGAAGTTCACCGGAAGTGGACGCGAAGGTTTGAATCCTTCAGTCTGTCAACTCGTTCACGTTAAACCTTTTTGTCTATTGGGAAAAATTAAAATTCGCAAGTGGACCACTGCCCCCGCCTCCCTCCTGGAGCAACTCGATTCCCGGGGCCGGGTGGTTGGTGCCGGTAGTGGGTGCTAATGGTCTAGGTTGTCGCCGGTGGTGGTGGTTGGTGGTGGTCTAAGTGGGCCGGTGGTCCAAGTCGGTGATGGTAGGTGATAATAACGATAATGATGAACAACCACTACCACTACCACTACCACCACCACCACCACCACGCTCAACAGCGAGTGCCACTACGCTCAGTTGCGAGTGGTGGTCTATGTACGCAACAGCGAGTACCTGAACGGTGAGCATCGTTACTCCCAGTGGCGAGTACGGCTACAGGCATCGGCTTGTATAAGCTATAAACACAGCTAACTATGACCACTACAAGCCACGAGCGCGCACACCCACGCCCACCGCTGGTCCCACTACCTATAGCGTAGACCACCGCTACCTACCACTACCGGGTCTAGTTATCTTCTTTTTGCTGATTGACGGGTTGAGGAAGGGATTGCAGGGATTCACCAGTCGTACCCGGTAACCGTTTAAGCCCTAACTGTTCCATACGTTGCTCAATCTCGCCCTGTACGACGGTAACGTCGATAGTCGTCTTATCGCGGAACTTATGGCGGTGGGCCTTGAGGTAGAACATGGCGAGCAGGGAATCGTTGAAAGCGCGCTTATAAACGCTGGTTTCAAGGTCGTCTAAGGAGTCTTCCTTCGAATCCGCCACCGCTTCCGCAAACTGCTCATCGGCCTCAATCCAGTTGTAAACAGTCTTCCGTGAAACCGGCGTGAGCTTCGCTGCGTGGTAGATTGAACCATGCTCACGATAGAGGGTAATAAACGCGCACTTTCTTTCAACTGTGTATTCGTTACCTTCGAAGGAGTAACCGTCTACACCTGCAAGTCTAATGGTATCAGTGGTTTGTGAGTCGTGAACGGCGCTCATAGAGAGGGATTATAACATGGTGCGTCAATCGATAAAGCGCGGATTTACCCGCAGCCGCTTGTAGAGTTGATAAAGGAAGATTGCAAATACAGCGATTTCGATCATGGTATTGACTCCGTTGAGGTTAGCACGTCGTGCGGTAACGATTCGTGGACATCGGTCCTTGCGACTTTGTGGATCTGCTCAATTGGCTCCTGTAGTCCGCCGGGATTGTAATAAGCTCGTACTTTGATGTTCTTTGGGCCAATAGCGACAACTTCACCGATAAGCTGCGCGCATCGCTTGTCACCGTAACAGCGAACGTAGTCACCGATGCGTAAGTTATCGCTCATCCCTGCCCCACCTTTTCTCCGTGCGTGGTCAATCCGCCGGGAAACTTGCAACTGCCTCCGTTTCTCGCGGCGCGCATTCTCACCTTCGATCCAATGTTTAACCCACATTCGATACCATGCTCGCGGATCTGTACTGCTTAGACCGTGACGGAATCTTTCGTTGTTCTGGTAAACGTCCTGAGTCCGTTGCTCAACGTAGTCGATTAGTGTTTCGTCGGCAATACTAAGCTCGCGGAGCACACCTTCTGCAACCACGGCGGGCAATAATCCCGTTGATTCAAATGTTAACGTCTTAACCTTTACGCTCATCGTCTCAACTCCTCATCCTGCGCGGGGATTTGCTCTCATCGCTCGCCGTGCATGGTCAGCGCAACAAGCGATCACATTGCCGTAAAGTCGATCCGTTAACCAAAGACACCAACTACAAGCGTATGCGCTGGTTTTAAATCGCACAAATCGTAACCGTTTGCTCATCTCTCAACCTTTCGCGGCCTGCCGCCCTTATGCCCATTGGATCTCGCCGCGTCGGCTTTGCGCTTCGAGGTAGACTTGCCGCCGGTCTTGCCGCCTTTAAGTCCGCCTTTGCGCCCTATCTCGGCCAGGTACTTACTTACCTCTTTAGGTACTGTAGCCATAACGCCAGGATATATAACCTAAAGGCGGCATGAGTGTCAAGGATAATTTATTTTCAACTATTTTCATTTACCCTATTGACATAACCCAAAAGCGGGTTTATAGTGCCCTCATTATGACGAACACGGAGACAATGGATATGGACACGAAACAGCGAATCGTTGCGGCGTTGACTGAATATGACCGCAAACAATCGACAAGGCGTAGTTACAACCACCATGCGCTGGCGTTGTACTTCGAGGCGCTAGACGAAGCTGAGACTGCGGTTAACCGTGGTCAGACTTGGGAAGCGGCGCTAAAACTCAGTTTCAATGATCGCGTCTTGGAGGTTTGCTTGCGAGCAATTGCGTAGGATGCGCTTGTTCGAGATTTGACAGGAGAGGGAGAACAGGGCAATGGACGCATTTACGATTAAGCACTTAGACAACTGGCTCAACGAGCAGTTCCACGAGAAATCAGAACGCGACGCCAAGCGCGGAAAGATACTGGTTTTCGTTGACTGAATATCCCGATCTGTTAGAGCGTATGTCATGGTGGGAGATTCTGGATCTGGCTGAACGTGAACTGTAGTCCACGAGCAACCACTGACACAACGGAGGTTATGAGAATGCGACGCGTTAGATTTTACGAAGAATTCATCAGCAAGCGCAGAGGATTAAGCGCGGGCAATGCGGTTGCGGTTGGCGAGTTCGATTGACTATTGCGAGAAGCACGAAGATCGAGCCTCGATTGTTGCGCCGTACATCTTAGTTAAAGAAGTTCGCAGAATCAGTTAAGGATGCCTGCGTTATGACGAACACTGGTGAGGAGACAATGACAGTGGTAAACGAACAATGTCCAACCTGTACGCGCAGTAAATATGATCCGTTTCGTCGCTACGATCAATCCGGCAAGATTATTTACGGATGCGTTGACGATTTTCACACAGGACACCTGACACCGATCAGTGAAAGCAATTCGTGGCACAATAGCAAGACGGCGAAACAGATCCGCGCAGCAACAA